TTACCAAAAGAGTGTTCAATTGTATTGGTTAAGTAATCTTCTTTGTTTTCACTATCATCTTTAATTATAAATCCTTGTTTACCTGTAGTTTGTCTTGAATTATAAGCAATTAAAGAATCAAAGAATTTATTATTTACTTCTTTATACTCCCTTGTTACAGGATCATAGACTTGTACCTTAGCTTGTACAATTAAAGATTCAGTCATTTGACTTACTAAAGGATTATTGTTTACTACATATTCAAATACAGAAGGTTCATTTTTTCCGTAAAAAGAACCGGTTCTACCTTTTGAGTTATGCTTCCAAATAATATTATCTTCTTTAATAAGAGAAATAAACTTAGACTGATCATAAATATACTTATATGGTAAGTAGCTATGCCATGATGTCCATTCTCCTGTTAACATACTAAATGACATTGTGAAAGAAAGATTCTCAAAGTAATCTTTATTTGAAAATTCAATTACTTCATATTCCCCATTCTTTAATATTGTCCATTTATTTATTGGATTACCATCCATACCTATTCTATCATCAAAAAATAACTGTTCATTTTTGAATCCTTTACTAAACAAAGTAACTTCTTTTTTAGCACCGGCAGTAAAACGATAATCTATTTTTGTAATAATGAATCTTGAATTCTCATAATCAAAAGTAGAATGTACTCCTGTACCAAAATTGTGTATTGGATTATTAGCAAAAGGATAATCATATCCAAACAAATCTTTAAACTCATTTTGAAAAACAGGTCTTAGATTCTGTTTGAAATAGTTAACTAAACCTTTTTTACTTATATCTTCTATTGCTGAAGAAAACAAATACACTTTATTTTCATGTTGATCAACCGTAAATACACCAAACTTAGTTTTCAATGTTGCCCACTTATCAATAGAACCTACAGATCCAGTATTATCATCAGATAATTTACGTGGTGGTATTGCAAAGAAATCACCTGTACCCAAGAAGGATACAATTTGATTTGTAGTTCTTTCTTGAATATTAGGTAAAATAGCATAAGTACATTCAGGAGTTACAACATATAAGGTATTTGACTTTGTAAATAAGTCAGTAATTTTACCTGTATTACCTTGAATATCAATATAGTTATTAGGTAGTATCCTTCTGTAGTTGTCAGAAAACTCTTCTTGGAAAGATTGTTCTGAAGCATATACTCTATGAGGAAATTCATTCTTACATTTAGAACAACAATCATAAGTAATATCTAAAGGGAAATAAACAGATTGCATATTTAATCTTGAATAGTCAGGATTATACCTATAAGATTCAGGACAAATAATTTGTTTTGAAATCCAAGAGTTTTCATTTGCATCAAAATAAAGAATCTTATCTTTTAAATATTCAGCAAAATTAGAGAAGTTTGAAGTATTATAAACTTTACCACAAGCATGATTCTCATTTAATCTAAGTGCTAAATTCATATCACTTTCAATCCATATACCATCTAATCTTTCTCCTGCATAAGCAATAAAATCACCAACATAACTTACCTCATTATCAATTTCTGAATCTTGTGCAAGTTCTGATAATAAAGAATCTTTGTAAGCATTTACAATTCCTGTAATGGCTTGTGCTGTTACACCAATAACACCTGCTACTATTGCTGCTGTTGCTATTGCACCTGAACCTATACCTAAAGCTAAAGCACTATTTATAGCACCTGCAATAGCTACTGCTCCCGGAGTTCCTGCACCTAAAGTCAAAACTACTACTGTTACTGCTGCTGCTATAAAAAGTATCTTTAAAAAGTCATCTAAGAAATCTTCATAAAATTCTCTGAATAAAACATTAATAGGTTCAAAAGGAACAATATAAGTATCACCACCAAATACAATATTAGGAGATGTATTTTTAAGAACGCAATTGTGCATTCTTTGAAGCACTAATGAATCAAGATTACAATAAACGTCTCTATTTACTTTTAAAGATACATAAGCAATATCATTTCCATAATTAGGAATATACTCTGTTGTATCTGCTACAAGTATTTTATTTGTTTGAGATAAATTAATTGTTTGTAAAGGAGATCTGTATGTATTATCAAAAGCAATAGCATTAAGAGAAGCATATTTATTAGGATAATAATTTGATTGAGGAAGAGCTTCTTCATCACCGTAATATTGTTGTCTATTTCCTATTAGTATATCTACATCTTTTAGATTTCCACCGGGTTGATCATAAGAATATTCATCAATAGATTTATTAATAAAATTCCATTTACTTTCTACTTTTAACGTATCAGGTTTATCAATTTGGTTTTTGTACAAGTAATTAGGAAGCCATAACCAATTTGATTTTTGAGAATTGTTACCTCTTGTAAAATAAGAAAAGGTCAAATACTTATTATTCTCTTTTAACTTTCCTGTTAAACCTTTATCTAAAACAGTTTTATTTTGTTGTTCTCTTTTTGCAATAACAAAATGATGCCCAACAATAGAAGGATGAGGGTACTGAATATTGTTAAATTCAAATCCTAATATTCTCAATTTTACTTTTGTTTCCGAAGTTATTTTTTTAACTACAAATCCTTTTATTTTTACATCAGGACTTGAAGGACTAAAAGACACAACTATATTTGTAATATCAGAAGTAGGTCCATTATATTCTCCCATGTCATAAGTATAATTTTTAACAGGAAGTAAATTAGTAAAAGTTTTTTGAATAACTTTACTAACACCTTTTTCTTTATAGTGAAAAGTTACGTCAATAGAAGGTGGTGGGGTAATAGGAAAAGCAGGTGATAATGTAACTTGTATTTTAAAAATAGTTGTTTCAGTATTTACAATTTCTTTTCTTGTTAAAGGTTCTATATCAGTACCCGGAGTTCTAAACCATCTTATATTACCTTCTACTTTTTTACCACAAGCATCAAATCCCCAATAATCACTATTATCACAAGTCTTCCTCATTGGGTACATAGAATTTCTACATTCATAATATCCAAAGTCTCCACTATTATCAACTCCTTTTCTTGCAGTATTATATACTTGCCACTTTTGTAGTTTTTGACTATCAGGTAGTAAGTTATATTCATCTTCTTGAGACTTAGGAATAATGAACTCCATATCAGGAATCCATTCTGTTATTACTTGTGAATCATGTCCTTCAACATCATTACAATTATTACCGGGTTCTCCCGGATCAATAATTACAGTTTCTTTTTTAGTAATAAAAAAATAATCTATTTGAGGATCAGTACAAGCTGCATTAATAGGTTGATAAGCAAAATCAAGAACAGATATGACATCTAAAGGACTACCACAATAAATTGTAATTGTATCTTCATCTAATCCTATCTTACCTGCCTTATTAAACTCTACACCATTAACTGTATATTTAATTGAATATTTTAAACCTTTACAAGAAGATTGTGTTTTATCCCAAACTGATTTTACAATAAGACAGTTTTTTTGAACTATCTTTACTATCTTTTTAGATGTACATGGAAAATAATCTTTACCTCTTGGAATTATAGGAAAAGCAGGACTTACTCCACCACCATCAAATTCATATACTATATGAGGTGCATATACTTCATCTCTCAATAATGACATCATATCAAAAGGAGTTTCAGGGCATTTTGGGTCACCATGATTCTCTGTAGATAAAGCATCAATTTCATTTATTTTATAAGTAGCACATATTTTTGAAGCAAACCTTTGAAAGTCACAATAGTTAATATCTCTTTCTTTTATATCGGCAAGAATTAACTTATTTTCAATTTGATCAATATGAGTAGCAGAAGATATATCAAGTTTATCAAAACTAATATCATCCTGACTTACTGTTGTCCATCCACTAAAATTACCATCTACAGTAAACTCATTTTGTGATATAGGTATTTGAGGAGATAAATAAACTTTTGTAACTTCACCTGTACCTGATGAAGCTTCAAAAAATAATAAATGATAATAAGTAAAATTATCATCTAAATTATCCATGTAAAAAGTAATCCTTTTATTCGTTGGATATTGTCCTGATAAAGGATCACTTGCAATGTTTGATGAACCTTGTATGCCAAAATAAGACTTTGTTTCATTATCGTTATATATGTTTATTGTTTGAGAAGAATAGATAGGGTTTGTTTTATTGAGATTACTATCTGAATAAAGTACTCCTGCATTATAAGAACCACTAGGAAGAACACCACCGGTTTCAACAACAGCATCTTTAAAGCATGGTGTCTTATAATTTCTAATTAAATTGAATTTTTCACAATCCCATTTTTCACCAACAAAATCAGGTTTCTCACCTTTAATACAATCCCAATCAAAATATTCTTTTGTGTAAAAAGAACTTAACTTATCAAGGATTACTACTCTTGGGGGTTTATTTTCTTGGGTAAAATAAATAGTTCTTTCACACCCAAGTCTTAATCTAAATGAAGAGTCAATAGGGTATTGTGTAGAAAAACCAAGACATTCATTAGTTACTAAACTTTGATAATCACAGTTTTGTTTTATCACTCCTATTTCAGAAACACCATCATCTGTAACTAAAAATACAACATGTTCATTGTTATTAATATAACAACTATTTACTAATGTAGTATTAACCGGCAATGCTTTACATTGTTCATTGGATAACTCATTGGATAAAAGGTATGCACCTTCTACCTGATTATTAACCATATTTTTTCTATATCTTCCTGTTCCTTTTGGTTGGTCTTCAGGAGATACATCAAGGTTTATTCCTTTTGATTGTCTATTTATATCTTGTAACATTTCCTACATTTAAATATTTACGATTTTCTTCACGACCTGCATTACCATAAAATCCATCTGCTTTTCTATCATTTGGTAATATGTATAACCATTCATTTTTGAAATTCTCAAGTTCTTCTTCAGTATAATGTATTTCTAAAGCTTCAGCTTTATCTCTATATTTTTCCCATTCTTGTTTTGCAAATATCATTCTTTGTTCTGAACCTTGTTTACCATTCCAAAAGTCTTTTGCCATTATATTATATAAACAATAAAACTTAGCTGCTTGAGTATAGTACTCATGATCAGGGATCATTGGGTATCCTTCATCATCTAATTTATAAGCAAGATAAGAAACCGCAATAGCACCTTCCGGGAAAGAACATTTAATTATATTATCTACAAATATAAACTCATCATCACAATAAGAATACAATTCAGAATTTATTTCTTCACATAATATACTTGAAGCAAAAGAAGATGTTGCTGCTCTCATCCTTTTAAATCTTCTTCCATAAAGAGCAGAACTTCCCCATTGACCAAAAGGGAGTTGATAAGCAAATAGTGGTCTGTAATAAGCAACATCATAAGGTGCAATAGGAGAACCATTACAATCTATTGGAACAGGAATAGTAAGTTTTTCTTCCTCTTCCAATACTTCAGAAACTTCTTTAGGACATAAACAAGTTCCTTTATCTTGCCAATGCATATCCTTTGCAATTTGAATTACAGAATGACAATGAGGGGGTAATTCAGCAATAAAGTTTTCAACTTTTTGAAAAGCTACACTTTCTACATAGCAATTTCTTACACCTATTTCATTAAGTATTTCTGATATCCAATCTTTAATATGATCTAGGTTTTCCCCTTCTAAAGAAAGTTGTTGTTGTAAACTTCTAATAATTCTTTTAGAAGATGTAAAGTTATGAATTTTCATTTGTTGCTAGTTATAAAATAATAAAATTTTGATTCCCATCCATTATATGTTTCCCCAAGTCTCTGTTTCTTTTCCTCATTGAATAAAAGTTATATACTGTTTTATTAGGAATAATAACTTTCTTTTTTGACCAATTATAATGATACTGTACCCCATTAGTATGATCATTAAAATAAAAGATTCGTTTTTTATCTAATTTAGCTTGAGGATCATTTCTCCACAACTCTAATGTAGATTTCCAATCAACAGGAAGATTTAAAATCTTACCATCTTCAGATACTTTTGGAGTAATAGTTTTACCTAAAACTTGAAATGTACCTATATACGGAAGTGTTACTGATTTACCTGTCAGTAACACTTCATAAAAAATATCCATTATATTCCTATATTCTTTTCTATAATTTGAATAAGATAAAGGTTCAATTAAATGATCCTTACAATTTTTCTTATAGATTGAATAAGCATTTCTGATATTATATTTGTCTTTTGTCTCTACCTTCTGTTTGGTCATCTGATTGAGTTTTCATATAAAAATTATAGATATACTGATTTGCCATTTCTACAATTAAAGTTGTTCTATCATCTTCAGAATAGAATTCCATATCATAATATGATTGACAAGGATCATTCTGATTTATTAAAGGGTTGTTATTACATAAAGATGGAAAAGTAATAGCTTTAATTGGGTCATCAAATAAAGCTTTCATTCTTAATCCATTAGTAATATTACCATTAGATCTTACATACAGATATTCATTATCAATATAACCAAAGGTTTTTTTATTTCCCCATTTACTTTCATCAATATTCTGAACAGCATTCCAATCTATTATATTAATAACTGTACTACCATCCATAGAAGTAATTGATTCTATTAATGGTTTTTTATCATCAGTAAGTACTTTTGGTAATTTATTAACACTTCTATATACAAGACAATCACCAACAGGTAAACAACCTGAACATTCAGATATACTACACTTCTTCATTTCAATACAAGGTATTGTTTGATAAAGCCAAGGTGATATCTTTTGTTTCTTTTTAGCTTCTTCTGTAAGTAGTTTATTACGAAAAGACAAACATACTGAATAAATGAAAGGATCTTCAAGTTTATCAGATATGGAAGCTAACCCATGAGAAGGATGAAATTTAACTCTGTGTATTAATTCTGTTACCAACATAATTCTGTGTTTAATTCTTTACGTAAATCAGGTACAATTAGTTCTTCATATTCGTTTTCTTTTAACCAAATAATAACTCCATCTCCCATTTCTATATCAAAGTTCTTTTCAAATACTAACCTATAAAGGTTTAACTGAAGAACATACTTGGAATAAGGACAATCAAAAAAGTAAGAAAAAGGATATTTTAAGTTTTTTTCATCAAGTCCTTTAAATAAATCCTTATTGGTTTTAAAATCTGAAAAAAAATATTTGTCTGTTTTAATATTTTTATTTAGTCTATCTCCTGTTCCCGAAATAGTTTTATAAAACATTCTAAATTCTCTCAATAGAATTACATTTTCTAATGTGAATTTAGCATTATATAAATCTACTTGGTTCATCATCCTTAATGCTCTAATACTAGATCCTTTAGGTATGATACCTGTTTCTGCATAGAAGTGAACATTATTACCATCTTCTAAAGACTCTATTGTATTTTGTTCCCAGTCATCTAATATAATTTGTAGAGGGATAGCATCTCTTCTACTTATTGCTTTACTAATAGCATCCTTATCAAAAAAGTTACCAAAAGTTTCAGAAATATATTTAGTACCGGATGTAAATTTAAATTCAGGATCACTAGCCAATGTGTATTTATGAAATTCCTCATTGAACTCAAGATCCTTAAACTTATCCGTTAGGAAATTGTAATTTGGTTTCATAAATTCTATTTTCGTTTTTTCTAATAATATCTATATCAACACCTGAAAGATTTGAAGCAAAGACAGTTTGAATATAATCTGATGCTCCATAAAAAGACATTACATTTTTATATCTTATCCTGTTGTTTTTTGCATAAGTAGTAGCACATTGATGTAAGTCTGCTTTAACAAAACTTATTACATAATCTTCTAATCTATGGTGTCTGATATAGGTGTCAATAACTTCAGTAGTTTTACCATCAAGAAACAATGGCATTCCATGTTTCATGTATTCTCTATCTTTACCATGAGTAAAAATAATACAATGTTCTCCATATATAAAATGTGACATAAACTCTTCTACAAGAACTACATTTACATTTGGATATACATGATTTAAATATATCTTTACGGCATTCATTGATATAAAATCAAAGTCACCACTATGATTATTATTAGCACAAGCAATAAAATGATAGTTATTAGCCGGTTTAATATTTCTAAGTAAAGTATCAAAGAACTGCTTTTGTGTTTCAAAATACGTAAGGTGTTGTTCTCTTGTATTCATATTTTGATTTAAAGAAGTACCTCTTGTAGTTTTACCATCCATTCCATCTTGGGAATCTCCTAAATCAAAAATGAAAATATCTTCAAATCCTTCATGTAACACAGCTTCTTCAGTAATAAAATCAAGAAGTATATTATTTCTTTGAGTGATTACTTCTTTATTATATTGATTAGGGTATAAAGAATTTGTTTCTGTTTTTGCACCTACATGTTTATCTGCAACATAAACAAACAAAGCTTCTTTAAGTGGTGTTTTTAATTTTTCTATTTGAGGAGTATAAACTTCAGTAGTTTGAATTATATTTCTGATTTCATTTAAAAACCCTTCTGTATCAAATACTGATTCTTTTTTATTATAAGTTATCCATTGTCCACCATAAGGGTTCTTGGTAATCTTATTTATTTCAAACTCATTAGTATTAACATCTATAGTATCAGGAACAACTTTTAAAGTAGTACTTGTAACTTCACCTTGAGAATTTAACTTCTCCATTACTGGTTCAAGAAGCCTATAAGTTTGACCTACACTTCTACAATATCCTCTCCATATATCATTTGCTGCTCTTCCTCTATGATGAGGTACTAATCCTGTAGGATAAATATTAAATTCTTTTGCTAAATCAGACCATGTTTTTCCTTGTGGCTTTCCATTATTTAAAACTAAATAGTCAAGTAATCTTTGCTTGTCAATTAAACTTGTCATAATATTTTTTTTAGTTAAGAAAAAGTAAGAAGTCCTTTATTTAAAAAGGACTTCTACTGAAAATAACATACCAAAAAAGATTAATATTTTATTTCCTTAAACAAAGGTATTATTCTTTTTTCATATTAGCAAGTATTATGTACAAGGTAAAGCTATAGAACTACTTCCACTACATGCAATACAACCCGGACAAGTTACTGTTACAGATATTGTTCCTGTTGATGCAGTAGTTGATGTAGGATTTGTAGATGTAGAAGTTAATCCCGGACCTGACCATAAAAATGTAGTACCTACACCACAATCATCGGGGGAAGCTGTTAACTCTGTACTATTACAAGTAAGAGTAGGTCCACCACCATCACCATTAGTTATTACACCCTCTCCACAAATTTCAGGATCAGATATTACTAAAGTATTATAACGGCAACTAGGAAGATCAAAAACTGCTGCACTAGAATTTATAGCAAAATTCTTTGTACCACAACCTGTATTAAAACTTGCACCTATAGATAATGATCCTTGTTGAGAAGAAGTATGTTCATATTCAACAGGTACTTCATCTATATACGCAACCATATTACCTTTAGCACCATCAAATCTACAACCTACCCATTTATTTGTAGTTCTTGTTGAAGTATTTACTTTCATTCCTGCTGTTCCACAAATTACACCTGTACCACAAGGTAGAGTAGCAGGAGAAGATTCTACGTGAGCGCACCAAAAAGAAACAAAAACTTTTAATCTTGAATTTGCTGTTTTAGTAGAAGTAACAGTTAACACATAATTCTTTTGATTTGCAGGTGTTGAAGGAACTCCTGTAGCAAGAAATATTGCTCTTTCAATAGTACATCTTAAAGCTGCTGCATGAGCATTTCCATTAGGGTTTGCTGTATTCCAAATAAGATCAGGATGAGGACCTGCACAACCACAACAATGTAAAGCAGCAGCAGAAGTTGGAGATACATCAAGATCATAATGAGTTTCTGTACCTGTTCCGTTGTCATAACTAATTCCTACTGTATAAATATAATCTCCTGTTCCAAGAACACCTACTGCTCCTGTATCATAAGCTTCTACAACTCTGAAATTATTATCTGAACAAATTTCTTCACTAAATACTAAAAAGTCTGTACCCGGTGGTGTACAATTACCATTAATTGATAATGTTGTTTTTACTAATGGACTTACACTATTATCACAGGTTTCTACTGAAAAACAACCATCTGCACCATCTAATCCAAATTTAGCAGAATATTCACAACTTATTTGTTCACAACTTATACCTACTGTTGGTGTATCATTTACACAAACTGTAAGATCAGAAGTATCTGTACCACAAGAACCAAGAGGGGGATTATATCTGAATACATAATCTCCTTCTACAGCACCTTCAAAATCTATACAAGGATTATGTACCATTGTAGAACAAAGTAAGAAAGGCAAAGAGTTTACAGGAGTTATTACAAATCCTGAACCACAATTAAGAAGAAGATTAAAAGGAAAAGATAAACCTGTTGGTTTATTGATCATAACCCAATATCCTGTTTGATCAGGATCAGGAGTAGATATAGTATTTAATTCTGTTAATAGACATTTTATAACTGGCATGTTAATATATTTAAATGATAAAAGAGGGTGTAAAAATACACCCTCTAGTTTAATTTATTAAACTTTAATTACAAAGAGTAATTGATCCACCTGATCCTGCATTGAATCCTGCTTCAATAGTCACTTTAAATATTCCACATTCTGTACAATCTGTACAAGTATTACTTGCTCCGGCAGGAGTATAACATATATTGTACCAAAACTCTTTACCTGAACCACAAGGGAGATCTAATACTCCTGTGGTATAATTTGTACATGCATCAGGATTATCAGGACTTCCTACATTTTTACTAAATGTAACTGTTCCACCACCCGGTACATCTGTTCCACCTAGAGCATTATATTCTGTTAATAGGTTAACTGTTGAAGGTGTTTGAGTAGCACAAAAACTTTTTGTTTTAGTATCTAAAGGTGATACATTAGTGACGTTTAAAGTTACTACTGTAGAACCTCCACAAGTACCTGCTGTTTTATATGTAAACAAATAAGTACCTGCTGATGTACCATTTAACTCTACCCATAGATTTGTAGTACAACCACCACCTGTAATCAAAGGTTGAGAGTCATTACCTGCAAGTCCTGTTAGAGTTGTAAAGGTAACATTATCACAACTGAAATCAGCAGTAATAGTAGTAGCACCATTGTTAGTACCATAGTACCATTTTCCACCTGTATCTCCCCCTGTTATGAGGGTAAATAAATTTACTTTACATCCCATTGTTTTTTATTTTTAATTTTTTAAAATAATAAGTATTGACCCATTTCAACTTTTGCTTGTTTACCTTGATTTATTGTTCCATTATCATATTCTATAACAATGTATTCTAAATCTTTATCTGATTCTTTTAAAAATACAGAAGATAAATATGAAGAGTTATTTCCAACTATACCATAGGTTGCATTTAAACTTGTATAAGGTCTATAAATACACATCCAAGTAGGATGCAAACTTGCAAGTTCTAAAGCAAAATCACCTTCACTTGATAAAATTATTCCAATAGGATATTGAATTGCTTCTCCTACTATTTTATATTCTATCAGTTTTTGTGGTGGTTTACAATATGGATTACTTCCTATTTCAGAGAACCAAGTTCTTAAATCTTCTCCTGGATGCAATCCTGAACATGCAGTACAAATACTATCTGTACCTGCATTTAACCAAGTCCAATTACATTTAACTGAACCATCAGCAATAGAGGTATGGTTTGTATCTTCAAATGCCCATATTTTTACTTTAGGAACATTGTATGTATTGGTTACAGATTCAAGTGTAGTAGCAATGTTCTTAGCTTTTACAGTTATTTCAACTTCAAAACTATCATCAGTATCTACTGTACCATCTATATTATAAGTAACAATATTACCTGTTGCAATTGCCCAAGCTTGTTTATTAAACTTCAATATCTTTCCTGATAAAGAAGCCAATGATGTTTTATCAAAAACACCTGCTTGCCAATATTGTGAAAATGTAGCACCTGTTAACCAATCATTATCAGTTCCTACTTTTATGCCACCTACTGTTTTCCAATCTTGTCCAACAAGAACTGTACATGATGCAATGATTGTAGAATCAACTTCAAACTGAATAAGGTATTCATCACCATCATCAAGTTCATCCATATTATTCATGAACCCTTTAAAGGATACATCAAATTCACCATTGTTATACAAGTTGCTAACAAATACTTCTGCTGTTATAGACATTTCATCATCACAAAACGCAACTTCTCCACCTATACCTGCATAGAAAGCATTGTTTACGGTAATCGTTACAGTAGCAGTAGAAAATAATCCATCACTATTTGCAACTTTATAACTGAATGAATCTACCCCTACAAAATTTACATTAGGTGTATAGTAGATTTTACCATTAAGTACAAAAGCAGAACCATTAGAAGGATTAGTATTTATCATCAATGTAGCAGGAACAAGATTTGGACCTACATCATTTGCAAGTACATCCATTTCATAATCAAGTTCATCATTACACATTTCATAAACATCATCAGTAAGATCTGCTGTTGGGTAACAAGTAAGATCAATTATTACTGTAACTGTTCCTGAATGCTTTCCAAATGAATCACTTACACTCCAATTAATATAATCTACTTGTTGTGTACCACCATTTCTATTATATGTAAGAATATGAGTATAAGGATCAAATACAGCAGTAGCAGGCGCAATTGGACCAGATTCAATATTAAAAGTTGACCAATCAACTTCATTAGAATCACAACACTTTGGGGAGATAATGAAATCATCTAAATCAAATTTAATAGGGTCTTGATTACAATATTTAGCACGAGGATTACATTCTTTTTTTACAATGAATTCACAAGCTTCTGTTTCAAAACATTGTACTTCATGAATAATAAGTTTTGCAATATTAGAAGAAGTACCATCAGAATCAATTGCAAAGAATGGGATTATTACAACACCACTTTTAAACAATGACCTTTTTAGATAAAGAAGATTATACTTTTTATCTGTACCTTCTTGTACAACAATATCATTATCAGGAAGCATAAATTGAAGCTTCACTATACTTGCATTGTCACAAATTCTAACTATATCTTTTACACTAAATATATCAGAGAATAAAAGATCTTCACCTTCACCATCTTTAGGATGACAAAAAGATTGTATTTCTACATCACCAAGTTGAGGTCTGCAAAGACCAAAGTTTTGTCGTATTCTTGTACTACAACCATTTGTATCTCTTACTACTACAGTAACTTCCATTGTGAAAGTTGCACCATAAACATTTGGTTTAGGTATAAACTTTATAAAATTATTACTTTGAGGAGAAGAATCATAAGGCTCAAAGAAAAGAGAAGGTCTCATTGACCATTCATAAGTATAAGATCCTGATCCCCCCATTGGTTGAATAGAAAATAAATATGGACTTTCTGAACTTTGTACTATTGGAGAAGTAGAAAAATCTACACAAGGGTCAAGATCAGAAAGTAATATAGTTCTAACACAACCTTCTTTATCTGTAATTACCAATTCTACATTACAGTTAGTTGCACATGCAGGATCAATATCTTTATCAATATTTACGCTGATATCAATAAGTGCAAAATTATCATTTTCATACTTAGTAGCTAATCCTGTAGTTTCAAGAAAAGTTACACAAGGGCAATTATTTACATTTGCCAATGACCAAATATAAGGTCCTTCACCACCATAAACTTTTACTGTTAAGTTTTTCATATTTTAGGTTAATTGAACAGCCATAAATTTAATACAATCTTTTGGTTTTAAATCCTGATCTAAAATAAGATTTGAGCAGTTTACAATTTCTGTAGAATTATAAGCATCCAAATCAAAATCTATACAACTTATAGGCTCACAATTTGCTGTTTGCATCCACAAGTTTTTTGCATACTGTACTTGTAGAGTTTTACTACAAGAAATACCGTACTCTTTTTGAGTAAGGTATTTAACTACTTGTTGAAGCAAAGCACATTTTAACATGTTGTACAATTTTTAGAAGGTGTTTCACCAAGAATTGTTAATATTTTTTCATATATAATACACATATCTTCACACTTACATTCACAATTAATTGCATTTGTAAGAGCAAAATGAAGAAGATGAATATCACTTTCTTCTGTTTTATCTAAAGTTGCTAAATAACTAAACACTTTACATTTAGTTATACAATCTCTAAATATACATTTTGTCATTTTAATCTTTGTACCGGTAGCAAAATTTATAGTAATATCAAATTGATAAATACCATCAGTAAGTTCAGCCATATTATAAAACAAAGGTTTTATAATTATAGTGTCATTTACAATTTCAATTTTATCAATATCCATTTTTTCTACACACCCAAAGAAAGTAGTATATTTTGGACTTTCAAAAAGATTTTGATCAGATAAATAACTTACACTTATTGGCGTGAAATTAGGTGATAAACTATTCATATTCACGGTAACATAAGAATAACCATCTATTGTTGAAAATACTACAGATACATTACCACCACCATGAAGATTCATAAATCCTATAATAGCAGCATTATATTGAGCAACTTCAACAGGATTATCTAAATTATAAGTTATACCAAAAGGTATTGCTTCAGTTATAACACCGTTAACATTAAACTTTGTTGACCATATTCTATTTGCAGTATTAGTAGGATTGGTTAATTCAATAGTTGTTTGCTCTCTTCTAGTTGTAGCTTTCCAAGAACATACTGTACTATTGATTAACTTAGTACTATATACTGTTTCACAACAATTAATCTTACCATTTATATCAATGGAAGTAATTGATGTTTCATTTACATATTGTGAAAAATAATCTGATGTGAGAGTAAAGTTATTACTCTCACAATCAAATGAAATGTTGTTAATCATTACTCTTCTTTTTTAGAGTTTTCAATAGTTTGTGTTGTTCTAACTCCCATTACAATAGAAGAAAGGTAAATAAGTGTTTCTACAATTTTTGCAAGGGTAGGAGAATCTTTCATTAATCCTGTTTCAATTGCTGTATTTATTCCCGGAATAGAAATAGCAATTACAACTGCTACAACACCAAAAATAACAGGGTTTGATATTTTAAGTTTATCAAAAAACTTTGCTAAAAGCAGTTTAATTATTTCCATTTTTTTTGGATTTAGTTGAGTTAATTTTTTCGTTTATTTCTTTTATAAAGAACTTACAACCTGTAAAAATTGCAACCATTGAAGTTATTATAATACCAAAATTTTTAGCAACTTCTGCAAAACCTTCAAGGTCTACAAGTGACATTGCAAAACACATTCCCCCTGAAAACATACTTGTTAAACCTAATTTTTCTGCTGAAATATGATCTACATATTTTTCAAAATTTTCTAATATATTCATATTTTAATTTATTTAATCATTAACATTTACTACCTGAAGTGTATCTGAGTTGTTGTAATAGCTTAACCTGATTGTGTCATCAGCTCTTTTAAATATTGTTTTGGTGTAATCTCCAAATATAATAATAGCTGCACTTATATTGGAAGATACCTGACAATTTATTATAGAATTTTTTCTTATATTTTTATTGCTTAATGTTCCTGATGTTGCTAACTCTAATACACTTTGTTTCAAGTTATTATTAGTAATAGTAGAGTTACTTCCAGTAAAATTTTGAATTGAACTAATTTCTAAATCATTAAATGATATTTGTCCAGAAATAGTCGAAAAAATTATATTACTTTGCCTTAAAAAATTATTACAAAGTTGCGAATTTTCAGATAAGATATTACCTCCAATTATCGAATAGTCAAATAATTTATTGTTTATAAAAAAACTGTTAAAGCTTGTTATATTATTTTTTATTACTGAATTATTATATAAATAATTTCCTGAATTTTCTACTGTTTTAAAATTAACACAATTAAAATAAGAATATACTACTGTATTATTCGATGATCCTAAATTACTTTCTCCCAATGGTACTGCAACATAATTCCCATATTGCATTGCAGCAATTGGGTGTATATTACCTTCTGACCAATTTGCATTATTATTACCTCTCAACTTATAATCAACGTCAATGTTAGCAATTTCATCTCTTCTTCTGGTTATAAAATCATTATCATAGTCATACTCAATGTAATCAATAACTTTTTTATAAGCAGAAGTATCAGAGTAAGGTAACTTAACCCAATTAGCTTCCAATTCAAAATCATTTAAAGATCCTGAGCCTTCTCCAATACCATGATATTCCCACATATACCCACCCCAAATAGTCCTATCATCATCTTCATAAGTAACAGACTGATCATAAATTCCCCACAATCCTGTTTTATCTGTATTGTTATAATTACTTACAGGTTGGTACTTTGGATTATAGAATTCACCATAACCGGAGTTTGTAAAAGTGCTTGATGTTAATGCGGTTAAGTAGATGGTAATGCCTAAATCATTACCATCATCATATAGTTTTTCAATATAAAAGCCAGGTTTATTTTTGTGTACACCTGTTATTTTATAAACTTTACCGGGTTGTAAAAAAGCATTATTAACTAATGCTTGAAATTGCGTTAATGTTAATGTAATTACATTTTCAGGAATTACTAAAGGTTGCCAACTTACTGATGTTCCATCTGTAAATAAAAATGTATCATCATTACCTGATTGATCAGGTAATGCATTAGAAGAAACTGTTACTTCTAAATCATTTACTTTATTAAATAAAGATGAAATCTTTTTTAAAAGAATCTCATATATATTTTGTGTTTTAGGAAACCAATTTTTTGACATTATAATTTATTTTATATTTTATAATTAATGTACAGGTATTAATAAAAATACCTGTACATTTAAAAACAATTAAACTTCTACTTCGGTTGCATCTTCTACTTTTAGTTTCAGTTTATAATCTTCAGTAAGTTCAATAGCATTTTCAATTTTATTTTTTTGAAGATACTCTGTAATAACTGCATTTTTATACAAAGATAATCCTGTAACCAATCTTTGCAAACTTTCAATTTGTTTTAAAACTTGTGAAGCTTCTAAATCAGTAACTTTTAAATTTTCTACCAATGTACTTGGTAATTCTAAATACTTGTTTTCCATTTTTTTGATATGTTTATTTGTTAAAAAATATAAAATAATTATTAATATAAATTATTCCATGTGGCACCATCCCAACATTGAAGTTTTTTAGATACTGTTTCAAATATTACCATACCTTGATCTGTACTAGCCCATGCTACAGCGTCTCTTTCAGTAGCTGTCATTCGAGGAGGCATAAATCCTCTAGTGGTTGTATTAAGACTTAATATTGCTCTAGGATTAGTCGCAGTAGCAAATCCTATTTGTACATTTGAGCCTGTTTCTGCGGTAGTATTTCCTGTTAGAGAAGTAGTAGTGTTATTAACTCTAGATCCGATTATTATATCATAATTTTGAGCTTTTGTAGTTCCTTCAGACCATCCATCTATATAAGATAATCCACTAGTAGTGCCTAATAGTCTTAATCCTTCTGAGTTAGTAGCAAAGCCACAAATATTTACTAACCCATATGATCCACCTTGAGTTAATTCTAAAAGAGTTCCACCATCAATAGAGCGGTTTAGTTTTATACCATTAGCTTGATCATTTATTCCTCCAAGGACAAGTGCTTTTGCGCTTAATGTTGCAAATCCGCTATCATCTGCTAATCTTACGTCTAAGCCTGTTCCGTTTCTTTTTAATGCTGGGAATGAAGATGTAGTACCTCCGAATGAAGTTAAGTCTGTTGATAATATAGTTTTTCCACTCGTAAACTCTAAGGCTATGTGATTAACTCCTGTAGTAGATGTTAAAATTGGATCATAATAAATTCCACGTACTATACCACTGTATGATCCTGATGTATTAATTTGTTGTCTAATTAATAATGAGTTAAAAGTTGCAGTACCTGTAGCTGGCCTAAAGTCTATGTATTGATTTGCAACAGCATTACCTATAGCTACCATATTGTATACTCCAGAAGTCATAGTAAGACCACCTGCTCCAGTAAGAGCTGTAGAAGACAATACAATAGCATCACCAGCTGTACTATTTATATTTCCTAATAACCTTATAAAACTTGAAGCTGTCTGTTGCTGTATAGTATGTATAACATTTAAAAATAATATGTTACCACCTGGATGTACAGACAGTGTACCTAATCCTAGTCTAATTAAAGGATTATCTGCTGTATTAAATCCTATTGAAATTGAATTACCTGTTGTTTTAGTAATTAAAATTCTATTGTTTTCATCGATACCATTAAGTGTTAGATTTCCACCAGTAATAGATGCTTTACTTGCACCATTAACTTGTAAATCCATCAGTCTTCCCACAAAACCTGTTTCAGCATTAACGCCTAATTTAGTCCCGCTCGTACTCCAACCCGTTGATGTCGTTCCCGTTGGTTCGATTAGTAACGTTGGTTTTGTTGTTGTGGAAGTACCGCCCGAGAAGCCTGTTCCGCTTAACCACATACTTGGCGTGGATGCAGTCGTTGCAATTGCGTTGTGGATTCCTGCAATTGGCGTTGACACATTTAGTCCAAGTAGTCCAGTGCTATTAATTGTAAGAAGGTCACTTCCGTAGTTGTGTGTAATATGGAATCCTGATTCTGCGCCATTAGTAGAAAAATTAATGTATGCGCCACCACCAGCAGATGGAAGCAAACTGCCGAATGTAGACTTTGATCCTAAAGATGTTGATCCAAAAGATGCTCCATTTGGCACACCCGAACTATAAGGGCCAGAGTTCGAGTGCATTGCCATTGAAACGGATTGAGACACGCAAGCTGCTTTAGTTATGCCGTTTGATGGCGTTACACGGAAATTTCCATCAGTGGTTTCTACGCTTAAAGTTAAATTCCCATTTATAGGTTGTGACACTGTTGTTAGTCCATCATTTCTAACAGTCATTAAAGTAGTTCCAGAACTATTCCTAACTCTCAAAGCATTGGTAGCGCTTGTAGCGCCTGAACCTTGTATATCTAAAGTATTGGTAGTTCCGATATTAGCTATAAGTTGAGAGCTTCCTGCAAATGCTCCTGCATTATTGTATTGTATTTCTCCATTTGATCCACCCGGAGTAACAGAAGCATCTACTAAATCAGATAAGTCTACATCAAAAGTAGTATTATCTGACATAGTCAAAGTAAGTACATTAGTTGTATTATTATAGGATGCTTGTGAAAGAAACTGTTCAAGTGGTAAATTTACAGTAGTTTCTACACCATTTTGATCTGTAAGAGTTAATTCTCCTGTAGTACCATTGTATGACATCATTACAGGAGAATCCATATATGTACCCATACAACAGAGTTTATCTTCTGTTTTTTGAATCCAATCACGAAGATTAAAATTATAAGGTAATGTACTCATTATATAGTTTTAAGAGTAATAGAAAAAAGAAAAAAAGAAAAGTTTAAAATTTAGATACCCTCTAAATCTTCAACAATAACAAGTTCAACTTCAATAGCACCCCATAAATCTACAAGTGTACCATCAGCAGTTTTTCTGATTTCAAGCCTGTAAGAAGTAGCAGAAGTCTTATACAAATTAAATGATACCATATTAGTATCAAATTCTCTTAGAAATACTTTTGAAGTAAAAGTATAATCTCCTACAGTAGAAACTGTAGTTGCAATATTAAGTAAACCGGTAGAAACTCTTGTAATAGTTACATCACCAAAATACTTAGCATTTACTTTCTCCGCAAGTTTAGTGGGATCATTTGTACCATTATCTGCAAGTACAACCATGTATTGTGTATCTTTATTTTTTACATTAGCAGCTTTCAATAATGCTTTTTGCATTTCTGCTTTTGTATTACCTTTTGGGAAATCGTAAATTGGCATATTTTTATTTTTTATTAGGTTAATTGAATAATAGTTGCGAGGGTAGGACTCGAACCTACATATTTAAAATTATGAGACTTATGAGTTACCAATACTCTACCTCGCTAGTTTATAATAAAATACAGAGGGGAAAAGTTCCCCCTCTGTGAAATTATTTAACAAATTAACAGGCTGCTGTTGGAAGTGCAGGAATAGCAAGAGCAAGTTGACTAATCACTCTATTTATAACTGCTACTACAGAGGCATCTGTAGTGGTACTTGTAGCAGGTACGGCAATAATAGTAGATGCTGTATTAAAGAAATCTACAAAATTGGATGTACCTTTAACTTCATAATTAATTACAAATTGGCGATAGTTTGTAGTATCACTAACTGAATAATTAAAAGTTTTGTAAGGGAAAGGAACAACAGAAGAAGTTCTGTAGATACCCGGTTCTCCTGTCCAACCTAAAGCTTCTGATTCAAGTTGTTTAAGATCATAACCTGCTCCTTGTTCAACTACAGGTTGTACTGTAACTGTAACTGTTCCATTACATTCAAATCCACAACCAAGTGAAGGTTGAATATTGAAATTTCTAATTGAAGTATACTTAGGGTTAATATTGCAGAATTTAGTTACTGCTGCACTAACTGTAGTTACACGAAGAAAAGGACAAAGAGTAGGATTAGCTATTACCCAATCAGCAAGATCTTCAGGCTCAATTACATCTCCACCTGCTGCATCAATATATTCTGCTACAAGTAATCCTTCAGGATCAGTATTAATAGCATTATAAAGTAGAGTAGCAAGTTCAGAACAACTTCCATCAGGGCAAGCTGCACAATCATCAGTACAACAAGAAGTATGTACTACAAAAGATTTAGCTGCAAAAGATGTTCCTGAAATCTGATATTGTGTCATACTTGTAAAAGGTACTTTAAGACAATAATCCGTATTACAAGCTGCTTTAAAATCAGTAATTTCAAATACAGTTTCCACAGGGGCAACATAACATCTTGAATTTACATAATTAATAAGGCGGGGATTAATTTTTTGCCCTGCTGATTCACGAATAGAACCATCTGCAAGTTTAGTTGCAAAAAATATTTCGTTACCAATTTCTGCTGCGGTAGAGGTAGCATCAAGAGATAGTCCTGTAGTTTTACTAAATAAGCCAAGACCACCTGTTGCTAAAGCAGCAAGTGTTTGGTTTTTAGCTAACATAGCACTATTTCCTGTTGTTGCCAGTACTGCAAATTGATCATTTTGATTTGGCATTTTTTGTTTGTTTTAAATAAGTAAAAAAAATTATTGAACGGTGTTTATTTTTTCATTTTTAATTTGCACTAATTCAGGACTAACTTGTATAGTTGCAATCTTAACTGCTATATCTACAATTTCATCCCAAGTATGCTTTGCTAATTCACAATCCTGTTTACCTGTTAAAGGTGTTGATTCACCGGGTAAAGTATATCCTGTTGGAGACCATTGTTCTGCAAGGTGAATATATTTTGGATAACGAATATAAGTAATAAATGCTTTTGTTAAAGTAAAAGTTTCATCAACATAATATTGTAATTTATTGCCAAAAACTGTTACATTAGATTTTCTCCATTCAAAAGAAGATTTTGTAAAAGGATTGAATTCAAATTCATCTTCATGTTGACGTACAAATCCTCTTAATCTTTTAACGCATTTATATGTTTTATTTTTTTTGTTTTCTTGTGTAGTTATTATTTTTTCAGCTTCTACTTCAGATACTACATAAAACATGTAGTCTGAAGGTAATGTGGCAATATAACTATTTGTATTGTATTTTTGTACATCAATGCCGGATAAGTCATTACCTTCAACTACAAGAGGTCTTATATCATTAATTGTTCTTTGATTTAACTCAAATCCCAAATTATTAGGTACACGAGGTTGAGCAATTTTCTTAATGAAAATTAACTGTGCTTCATTAATTAATTCAAAAATTTCAGGAAGTTTAAAGTTCCTGTTTTGAGAAGAATCAACTTTATTGTATTCAGTCTTAAACTTTCTTAACATGTAAGCAGCACTCATATCCTAATAGTTGATTTATTACTTTTCTTCTATCTTAGCAATGATAGTTGCTTTAATAGATTGGTTTTGTTTGTCAGAAAGAAACTTTACTGCATCATCAATGTTAACACCAATAAGTTCATCCATGAAATAAAGGTTAGAATTCTTTTTAATAATTACACCTCTAAAACTTGCTTCATTAATCAATGCTCTTAAATGCAATTCAGCTTTATTCATTCTTGCATAGCTAAGAAATCTTTCAATATCACTCTCAATAGCTTCTCCAATAATAGTCATCAAAGTATTTTCTGATGCTTTTCTTACCGGTTTATTATACACAATTTGAGCAATGTTTCTCTTTTCTTCCATAGTAAGAGAAGCTACCAAAGTCCAAGCATCACTTTTGTTACTATAAACTTTACTCTTCTTTTCCATTTCTTCTTCTTCATCATATATAACATGTGTAGCTTCAGGGTACAATCCTTGTTCCCAATCTTTTACACTATTAGCTACATACTTAAATCTAGGACTTTTCAAGTAAGCTACTTTAATAAAATCCAAAGGTTTTGATGTATCAAAGGTTACAGCATGATTTGGTAATTTAACAACAACTTCACTTGATCCCCAAAATGGGTGTGGTTTACTAGGGTCATAAATATTACTCAAATCTCTGTTAGGTATTAAATTAGACAATCTTTTAAGATCATCATCATTTAGGTTTGTATCATATCCACCAATTTCATCTGAATACAAAGGGCAATATTTTTTTGGTTGTGAAAAAGAATCTGCTCCTTTTTTACCATGCCATTTTTCAATATCCAATGGTTTAATTGTTACTATATTGTTTGTCATTTCTTTTTTTGTTAATATGTTAATGTTAAATAATTTAAATAAAGGGGGCAACGAATCACCCCCTTAAAAGTGTTTTATCGTCCTAAGTATAGACATCCAAGAGTAGTAGGATCATCTACTTGAATACCTTGTTGGATGTGTACGTGCATATCATAGTAATCTCCTTGATGCGATGCCATTGTTTTATTTCCATTTCCATAAGGATTAATCATACCTGAAGTATAGATCAAACTAAATGAATTAGGCTTTTTAACAACCTTAATGTTTTGAGAAGCTGCTTTTCCATCAAGATTCAAGAAATACAATTTCTGTGATTCTTTAGGGAAACCTGTTACAGGATCAATTTCTCCATGTAGCATAGGATCATCTTGAGCAGGGTTGTGTACAAAAGTTAGTGTTCCACCTGTAGGAGCAGCAAACTTAGTAAACTTATAACCAAATCCCCAAGCATTTTCATGGTAAGGAGAAGAATCACGACTTACAGAGAATGTATCAACAATCTTAGTATAACCTGATGCAGCAAACTTATCATCAATTGCTCTGTGAGCATTCAACATTCCATACTCACCTGTCATAATTACTTTGTCTCTTGCTTTACCCGGTTTCAACCTTGTGTAATCCAAGTCCATAGTAAATTCTTCAAGCAATTTAGTAGTCAAGTGTTCATAAGTTGCAGTATGACCATCTTCCATAATAATTTGATCAAGACCTGCACCTGTTCTAATAGGTCTGTTTGTAGAACCTTTTATAGAATCATTTTTACGTTGATACCAAAGACCAAGATCAAGTTCTTTATACCATTGTGACCAGTATTCTGCTTCTGCATAACTAATCCAAGTTGCATGTTGTTTACCATCTGAACCCGGAAGCATTACAATCAAAGCACCATCACGGTGAACATCACCTGTTACCTGATACGTTTTTCTATATCTGCTCAAACGAGAAGCAAGAGAGATAGGAGTACGGTAAACAGTACTTCCTGATTGCTCTGAACCTTCTTCATAGTTGGCAAACATTTTTTGCCAAGGTTGATTTTGAGCCAACAAAGCAGGAGGGATAAAGAAATCATCTCTATCAGAAGTATGAACACAAATGTATTCCCATTTGTCACCTTTACGTGTAGGAACTTCTTGAATTCTTACTTGATATTTAGAATCCCCTCTTACAGGTTTCATTACGTCACCCGGCTTATAGAAATTCTCATCAAGAGATACAATAAAAGGTTGTCGATATCTACCCGGTTGAGTAGCATTAACACCTACGTTTACGTTACCCATTGAAACAAGGGGCCTGCATGCACCTGCATCCATATCCCATTCCCAATCGGTTTTACTTACATTTGAACTTGCTCCTAGTTGACCAAGTACAGTAGATAGTGAGTTATCTGAATAATAACTTGCAGTAAAGAGTTTATTCCATACATTCAGCATTTTTTCAGGCTCAATAAGAGTGGCATGACCAAGATGGTTCATTTCTGTCATATTAGCGTGCCAAGGTCTTATTTGAGTTACAAATTTAGACGAATTAATGTTCATTTATTATTGTTTTAAAAATGTGGTTATTTATAAGAAATCAAGAAAACTTTTAGGTTTTCCTGTTTCCGTTTCTACTTGTGTTCTTTGCAATGTACTATTTACTTTCTTTATTACATCTGTTGTTTTTACAGCATCAGATATTTTAAATTCACTTCTTAGTAGTTTTGCAATTGCAAATCTTTTTTCAGGATCAGATAAAGCTTTTTGAAGATCAAAATTAAAAGCTGACATTGTTCCATTATCTGTCTCAACTGTACCTTTTAAAATATAATCCTTTATCTCTCCTGCTTCTTTTTTACCAATCTTAATGTCTCCAACAACAGATATTTTATTTGAAGTATCTTTTATTGCTTTAATATACTTCTCGGCATTTAATCTATCTCTTTCTTTTTGAGCTTTCTGATTGGCAATTATTGACGCTTCTTCTTTTGCTTTTTTATCTTCAATCTTAGGAAGATACTTAGAAGCATACTTTTCTATTTGAGAAGTATCTCTAAGATTTTCAACAAAAAGGTCTGCATCATCTTCATCCATTCCCATTATTTCAGTTTGATAATACTTAATGATTTTTTCACCATCGGTATCTTCATTAAAAGAAGGTATTGAAGAAACAGATTTAAACTTTTTAATAAAGTCATCACCTGTTCCACCATCTTTAATAAACTGAAAAAACTTTTTAGTTGTAGAATCAGATTCTTCAATAAGTTCTTCAAATCGACTTTCAAAATATGTGTCATAACTTTTTACAACAGCATTAATTTTATCTTCATCATTTTCTAATCCTTCAGTATCTATCAATCCTTCTAACTCATCAATTTCTGATAGAGTTTCAATTAAAAAATCTGCCCCTGATAACTTTTTACCTGTGTTTTCATTTTCATTAACAGGTGGGATTTTCTTAGAACCCTTATCTATTTTACTTTCATTATCAGAATCATTATTAAATTCATCTTCTATTTGAGCCAAGGCATCTTTAGCTGCTTTTTCTTTTAGTTTTTGAATTTCTTTGTCTTCATCATCTTCATCACTTGATACATCAGTAGTTTTATTATTAGGTGTAGTTTGAACAGAATCAGGTTTTACTTTTGATTCCGGTTCATCTATAATTCCTAAAGCAATATCTATTTCAGTACTAAGGGGATCAGTATCCCATGAAAAATTGTCAAGGTCTTTGTTGGTATTCATAACGTTTTTGTTAATTTAAAAGTTTAATAATTTCAATTTTAAAAATGTAATGCTATTATAGCGTTTAAGTAGTTTTAGCATTAATCTTTTTATTTTCAAGTTTTAGTTTTTCTTTATCCATTACTTTTTGATGTTCTAATTTATCTCTTTCCAAATCTAATTTAGATCTTTTTAAAAGTTCATCTTTTGCATTCTTAGCAATCTCTAATACATCAGGTACATCATTGTTATTTGTATCTTTATCTTCAGCAAATCCTAATGCAAGTATAGTTTGTTTTGTTAATTCAATATCACCTTTAACTCTAATTTCTTCAATATTGTAATCATGTTCAATACCCATTAATTCTTTTTGTTTCTCAAACTTAGAAAGTTCCCCTTGTTGTTTTAATTTTTCTAATTCCTGTGCATTTTGAGAAGCTTCCATAGATTTACGTTTTTCAGCAAGTTCTAATTGTTCAATTGCAGAATGGATATTTTCACCTTTCATTATCTTAGCAATATCTGATACATCTGCTCTTTGATTTTGAAGTGCTGCTTGAGCAAGATTCTCCATTGTATTTTTTATTTTAGCTGCTTTACCGGCATTATCTACATAAACAACAGCTTGCATTTTTGCAAGAAGATCAGGTTTAACAGTAAACAATTGAGTGGTCAAATCATCTGTAATATAAGCTAAACTTTCTTCTCCTTTAATTGTATGTAATATAATAGCAGTTTCAGCAATACCTTGTAATACACTTCTTTTAGCAAGATTGTGTAAATTAAATATTGGTTCTAACATATAAGAACTTGATGTAATTGCTTGTTGTGTATTTCTTACAGCAGTATCAGGAGCATTTTGCCCTTTCATAGAATCATTAAGACCTATAACATTATGACATTTCATTTCCAAATATCCTGCAAGTTCTAAATATCCTGCAATATCATTTGCTGTTGACATATCAATTTGTTGTGCAGCATTTCCTATAGTAGTTCTATCAGAAGTAGTATCAACTAAACCTATTTTAGTCTTAGAAAGAAAGTCTAAAAATTTAAGTGGTGTAGTTCCCTTTTTAGGAATTATATTTTGATTAAGTAATAACCATTTACCTTTATTGGCAGCAAGTAACTCTTCTATTCTGTACCAAATAATATCATACATGTAATTGTACACTTTCATTCTATCCATTGTACAAGTAACTTTGGAATTCAGATTATCCATGATTACTCCTTTATAAGGAGATTTACAATAGTACAAATTATCAAAAGTTTTATATTGCCCGGGTACAGGTCTCATTAACTTATACATATCAGCACCAATACAATATACCTCATGGTATTCAGGAATAAACTGCCATTCAATTTTTATATCTCCACCTTCTCTATCAAAAGAATACATTTCATCTACAAGATCATTTTGAATTTCACCTTCATCATCTATAAAAGTTAAAATGCCAATTTTTCTTAGTGATCTGAATGTCACATGTGTTACTCTCCAATTTGAAGCACCAAGTACATTATTTTCATCAAACTCAAGACCATCATTATTATAATTTGCATATTGACCTTTATGTACTGTATCAATTTCTTCTTTAGTCAATTCATTACCACATAACTCCATTATTTCAGCAGGAGTCATTTCTATTACAGCTTTTTGCCATTGACCATCTTCAATAAACATTAGATCATTAGATCTATCACATTCAAATTCAATTGCATTAACCGGATTACAAACCAATCTACCACCTCTTATACCAACATAATAAGGTTCAAAACCACTTAACAAAAGATGTTTAAACCCCCTTTGGAATTTTATTTCAACATCTTCTTTTTTCATGTAGTAATTAATAAGATCGGTAATTAGTATTTCACCTTCCTCTTTATAAGTCCTTTGAAAACTTTTCTTTAAACTTTCAGGACTTTTACTATCTACCTCTTGTTCAATTTGTTGTTGAATTTGCTGCATCTCTTCAGGTGTCAACTCTCTACCTTGTATTTCAGCTTTAGCTTTTTGTTCAGCTTGTATTCTAATATCTTTTGTTACATATTGAATAACAAAGGTTTTGAACTCTTCAAATTCTGCTTGTTCTCTTGTTTGAATAGCTTCAGGATTCATAGAAAATGCTCCCCATGTAAATGCTCTTGACATATCAATACCTAAAATAGCATTGATATTATCTGACACAATATCCTTATGTGTAAAGTTTACAGGTGTTCCTGTTCCTAAACCTTCCTTACCAAAAGGTTGACATACATGAGAATATTCTTTAACATTAACAAGATTATTATAAATATCATAGTTTACTTGTCTTCGTCTTCTATCAGATATTTCATCATTAAAAGGGTCAGTAAATCCTGCACTATCCCTTATAACACTATTGTAATGATATTTATACCAAGCAAAATCATCTTTTTCTTTTTCCTTTTGAGATAGTTGATGAGAATAGGCTTCAGTATTTTTATTAAAATTATTTTTCATTCTTTATTTTTTAATTAAACATGTGTTTTGCAAGGTCCATTAAAAGATCCTCATAATTTTCAGAACCATCCTTTTCAATTTCACTATCTTCTTCTTCTTGAAATAATGCCATCATAAACGCCATTATTCTATCAAAGTTCCTTTTTGGTCTGTATTCAATTAATTCTTCTAATATACCCGGATCACAAATAGTATCAATCATTATCAATCCTTCTTCAACAGGTTTTTCTTCACCTGTCTCTTTATCAAATTCAAATGATTGAGGAACAATCTCTCTTAATAACCATCTTTTGATGAATTTAATTCCAGTATCTTTTAATTGTTCATTCATGTGACACCCATAACCCCTTACTACCTTACTCTTTGCTACTGAACTTTTTATAACTCTATCAGGTTGAGCAGCTAAAAACTTTAATTTATTTTTTCTTTCATAATAAGTTTTTACATCTTTAATCATGTTTTCGTGCATAATAGGAGAACCATAGTATTCACACAATAACAAAGATATCTCATTTACATCATCTGTTGTACTTGGTCTTCCAACATACATTGCTACAATTTGCCCATTAGTTTGTGAAAACCTATTGTTACCTTTTATAACATAAATAGCAGCATAAGAAGGACCTGTACTTTGATCTTGTTGATAAGGGTCATATCCAAGTTTATAATCTCCCGGTTCAGGGTCTTCATGTGGTGATTCAAATATTATAACAGCACCATCAGTACCTAATTCAGAAGCATCTTTATTTCTATAATTCCATATTGGTTTTAACTTTGTTCCTGTTAAATCAGGAATTGCTTTTACTACACCATTCTCTCTTATTAATTCAACAGGTGTACCCATTTTATTATGAATACTATTTAACTTTATTTTTTCTAATCTTCTTCTCATCAGTTCTACAGGTAAATCATTTACTGATACTGATAAGAAAGATTCAGCAGGACACATGGGCCACTCTTGTACATATCTTTGATAAGAAGCCAATGATCTTGAGTTCTTTAATAATTTTTCTCTTTTTTCTTTTTGAGATGCTATTGCAGATTCCTTTAAAGAGTTACCATATTCATCAATATGCCCCGGTAAATTTTTCCATACAGGATGAAAGAATCCACAAAAAGTATGTTCTGCATCATCATCCCATATATTTCTACACGGAAGAATATTAAACTCTTTTGGATTATAAAACATATTAGAAAAAGGAATAGATCCTGCATCCATATCTCCACCTGTACCATACATAGTCATTTGACCTGTCATATAATCTCCATCTCTACAAGTTGCATCTGTTGCCCAAAAACCTTCATCAAGATTATTAAAAGCACCTACTTCTTCAAGTATAACATCATAAGCATCTTTTCCCCTTGCAGCATCAGGATTATCTTTAAAAGTAGTAGTAAGTATTTGTGACTTATAACCCTTTTCGATTGGAACACCATTTACATTAGTCATGTAAGATGCTCTTCTTGCCTCATAAGTATTAGATACATCTCTTGCTTTTTTCCAAGCCGTATGTTCATTTAAGAAGTTTAAATTATTAAGTACCATTGTAGCAGTACCTTCAGGATATAAATACTTCTTTTCAAATGCACCAATTAAAGTAGTAGAGTTTGGAATAGTATTATAATTATTACTTGCAATGGCAGCATCTTTATAAGAATAACCTGCTCTACGTCTTTTACCTATCATGCAATGATAACCACCATCCAAAGAATCTCTATCAATTTCAATCCCAAGTTTAAGGGCATCAAGTTCTTCAGGTGTTATACCATTTCTTGCAATTTCTTTGTACCAAAAAAAATCATAATCACCATCCCACCATTGAGGAAAGGTTTTAACTTTTTTTGCTTTTCTTTCTTTCTTTTGTTGTTTAGTCTCTTTTCCGCTTACGTTTACTGTTTGCTCTATTTGAGTATAATTCAAATAAGCATAGTGGTATCCAGTAATCCGAACACCACCATACTCATAACCTTCTCTTGTTCTTCTTAACTCTTCATCCCAATATTCTTTATAGTCAAGAGTTCCTTTAGGGGCATCACAATAGTATCCATGTTTTACAAAATGAATAGCTGCTGCTCTAAAGGCAGAAGTATCTCGCCATAAACCTTCTTGGGTTCTTACGACCATATTGCTTTGATTTCATCAACGATTGCTTTAATTTCAGCAATCAAAGTTTTAAATTCTTTCCAATTACGGATAATATACCAAATACCTTTTTTGATCATTTCAGCAATCAAAGTAAATTTTGGAATACTTTGTTGAAACAAGTCAAATGTTTTCAGTACATCATTGTCTTGTACTTTTACTTTTTGAAGAATTGCAGTCTGTTCTTTTTTTGAAAGATTCATTTTGTTAAATTAAATTAGATTAAAAAATTAAGAAGGATCTTCATAATCCCCCACTTCTCTGTTTTTTCTATTTCTTTGAGATTCAAAATTCTCTTGTTGTATTTTTTCTCTTAGATTGTATAAATTTGTAACTACACTTTGGGTATCTGAAAGAGCAGAAGTTACATCTTTAGGTTTATAAACCGGCATTCCTGTTTTAAAATTTCTTTCACCTAAATCAATTGTACGTAAAGATTTTTTTAATCCTTCTGCTGCTTCTAATGCAGCCATAAAATAAGAATATGTATCTGATCCTTCTTCTTGTAGTTCAATAAAAACTTCTGTTGCTTTTTCAAAATAAGAACTAAATGTAAAATCCTCATCTTTAACTACCAACTTCATTATCCTTTTATATCTTTCTCCTTCTTCTAATCCTAAAAAAGGATTCTTTTTATTTGCAGAGTGCATAAAGAATATAATACCAAACTCTTTTAAAGCATGTTCTTTATCTTCTTCCCACATCTCTTTAAAAGGGTATATCAGTAAAAGTTCAGGAGAGGGTTTTACTACTCCACTTTCTATTATGAAACAATCATTCATTACTTAATCTTTTTTAATCTTCGATACCCAAGTACTCTTTTAATATCAAACTTTTGAATACTCCAAGAATCCATTTGATTAGCACCAAGTAACCATATATGATTAGCATCTCTACGAATAAATAAACCTACATGACCTTGCCACGAACTAGGGTTATTTCTCCACAATACTACTACATCATCTAAATCAGGTGTAATTGTATTTTCACCTACAGTTAACCAAGATCTTGCTGATGCTGATGTTGACCTTTGATACCCAAGATCCTTACAAACTTCTGATAATCCAATACTACACCAAGAAATTGCAGAATCATCTTTAGTACCGGGAATAAAAGCTTGTATCCATTTTAAAATTATAGGGTTACTTTTTTCACCGGGTACTTCAGAAACACCATAGTACCTTTTTAAAATGTTTGTTGTTATTTCACTATTCATAGAATTAAGATTTTAGAAACACCTGCTTCCTGATTAAGAAGTACAGTATTTTTATCGTTATGTAAAATTATGTTAGTAAATTGTACTTTAGTAGCACAGGAAAGAATTAAATAAAGATCAGCAGAATCAAAAAAAGAAATTACTAATCCTGTTCCTGTTCCTTCAGGAACACTTAAAATTCTAAATCTAGCTTTAGCGGTTTCTAAGAGATCAATGAAAGCATCTATTTTTGGGAAACAATCAAAATTAAAATCTGTATTAAGATTTTTATTTTCTGCTATTACAAAATTTTTAAATGCACTTGCCTGTAGATACGTAGAATATTTCATGTTAATTTGTTAAATAATTATTGAGAAGTTACTATAAAAGTAATATAAGCTGTTTGTTGTTCCTTTGTAATCTCATCTTCAATTAGTACTGTTGCACCTTTTGAAAATTGTTGAGTTGTTTTTTGTTGCTTATGTTGCATAGAAGGTGATGGTACAATATAACCTAATGTTACTACATTATTTACAGTTGTAGAATCCGTACACCCACAATCAGGAGTTACACTAAGTATATTACAATTCTTAAACTCAAACTTTGGTCTTATAGTTGTACCGGCTTTAACCTTGCCCATGTTAACAACAGTACTATCAATATATTTCCCTGCCATTTTTTAAATTGTAGTTTTAGAACCATTAGAATGAAAAAGAGCTCCTTGTTCATTTATAAAAAATCCAATACTTTTAAAATTTTTATACTCTTTATCGGTAAACATTGGGGGGTAACATTTACCCTCACAAGTTTTATTACAATATTGTAAAGCAGGAGTATCACATTTACATATTACACAAGCATTATCTTCTAAACATTTCTTGTGCATCCATTGTAATCTCAAATTAAATATTTCAAGAGTTTTTTTAGATAATAAACTAGGATAATTATAATGTAAATACATTCTCCAATTACCTATAAAATACTCAATAACATCTTTAAATGTCATTGGGGTTTTGGTATCATTTTTATATTTTTTGTATTTTTTAAAATCAGCTATTAGCTTCTTTACTAGAATTTTTAAAGTCATCTTGTATTTTTTTTCTATATTTATCAACCACAAATGTTCCAAAATAAATTAATCTTACTGATTCAAAGTTTCCTTCATTAATTGTATTTCTTACAAGTTTAAAAGGACTCTTTAGTAATATATCAAAATGTTCATCTGATATATCATTTACTTTATTCTTTCTTGCTTCATCAATTAGCTTTGACATTGTACTTTGAATTGGTAAACCTGATTATCTTCATTTGCTTTTAATACATCACGTACTTCATATCTACCACCGGTATTCTTTACAAATCCTGATTCAATAAAAGACTTGATATAATTAGACAAATTAGCATCAGACAAATTTAGTTTCTTTTTAATAATCTTTCTTGATGTTGTTCCAAAAATATCATCTGATAACTCACCTTTAAATTCCATAAAAGCACTCAATACACAAAGTTGTTTTTCAGATAACCTTATTGGAAGTACTGAATTTACAATTCTAAGATGAGTTATCAAATAATCTTCGGGGTTAACATTTATTGTTTTTGTTATTGGTTTCATTTTGGTATGTTATTCAAACTGTAATAACAAATTTGAAAATATTTAAGTTCCACTTTGAATCTTTTTAATTTCATCATTATACACTTTTGTTATATTTTCAACAATATCATCAAGTAAATAAGCAAAACATTCATCTTCATGAGCAGCACCAATATACTTAAATATGTTACAAGTAATATGATAAGCTTCATGGGCAATAGTTGAAGCTATCTTATGAAAAGGAACATCTCTTATTAAAATAACTGCGATACTATGCCCTTCACAAAAAGGTATTGTAAGACCATTATATTCCCCAATAGTTTGCATTAGTTCTTTTGTTCCTTTATACTTCTTACTAATAGTAGTAACTGCTTTTTCTAAACTATCTGTAATAATTACATCATACTCATAAGAATATATTTTTATTTTATGCTTTATTATTTTTATCATAATTAGGAGTTTTCATTTTTATACATTGGGATTATTTTTGCACCTTGACAAACATCACAAACTACAGAAGTTACTGATGAAATTCCATCATCTGATACTCTACCCTTACCAAGACATATTGGACATTGTTGATAAGGTATAAAATTAATAATAGATGATTCTTCAGGTACATCTACTACTTCTGCTTTTGAACGAACTTTAATAAAATTTTTTATGAGTTCATCTATACTTTTATTATAAGCTTCCTGATTTTCTTCATTTTTAGTTGCTTTTCCAATCCATTCTTTATTAAATTTCATTCTAAAGGTATTACCATGTATTCCGGGTTTAGATAGTGTTTGTTTTTCATCTTCTGCTTTTGGAGGAATAAAATCGGCTAAATATGTATCTATACACAACCCTCTTTTATATAAGACTTCTTTTAAAGTAGGTGGAGTATTAAATACATCATTTGTTTCATATTTACCCCACTTAGCAATATATTCATCGTTTGTCAGCATATCCTGATCATTAATAAATTCATCACGTTTATCAAGTGGTAGTAGAAAGTATAATCTTATTTTCATTATATTTGATTTTTAAAATTTTCTAATAAATTTTTAATATTATCAGCTCCTACAGGATTAGCAGAATGTACATAGTATTCAGGTAAATCTAAGTCATGATTCATGCAATATTCAACTAACCAATTAGCACAATCTTTACCTGTCTTTTCTGTATAATTTTGAGCATCTTGATATTCCTTACTTAATTGGTAATCATGCCAATATTCTTCAGGTGTATAATGTTCATGTGCTAAATCATGGTCAAAAGATATAACTTCAGATAGACCATTTTTTGTTATCCATTGGGTAAACTCATCATAATTCCTTACCCAAATTATTTCAGTATTTATAGGTGGTACTTTATTTTCAAGATTAAGAAAAGGATTTCTTAAATCATCTAACCACAATAATTTTATTTTACCAAAATTCATATTATTTGTTTTTAAGGGTTTAGTGTAATAATTCTTACAGGTACTTCTGAAAAATAATCTATAAACAATTCTACATTGTCTAAATAATAATCATCTATACGTCTTCCAAGATAAGATTTAGATTTAATATCCCCATAAGTAATTGGTTCAAGAATAACTAAATTCATTTCTTTAGCCATTTGTTTTATATTTCTTGCTTCATTACGTGAACAACAAATAATAGTTCCACCATCTTGAGCAGATCTTTTAATTAACTGATATGTCTTACCATATCCTCTTGCCATAATAATTTTTTCCATGTTTTTTGTGTTTAAGTTATTTACCATCTACTAAATCTTGTTTTAAATTCCCAAGATTTAGCATGTTGTTCTGCTGCCCATTGTATAATATTTGGTTTTGTGATAAAAGAATCTTGCCTAGTAAGTAAAAGATTTTCAATTGTTTCATCATGAATATAAACACAACCATCAATAGTTACTTTAGCTTTTTTAGTAGTAGATATAAAATCTCTTTCTATTTCATAATCATAAGTTATTTTTGATTTTTTAAGTATTTCTTGTACATCTTGATCAAAAGTATTTTTCATAGTTAAACTTATTTAATTAACAATTAGGACATTCAACATCCAATATATACTTCATAGTAGTTAACCTTGCTGTACTATTACCTCTCCAATAATACTTAGGACTT